AGTATTGATTTCTTTCGGGCAAGAGATAACAACGTAGAGATAGGCGTTCGCAACATAACATTTAATAACGGGGGGCTGTAATATGTCTTATGATTTTTTAGAAAATTTTAAAAGCACAATTTTAGAAATTAATAATTCTAATATGTTGCTTGCTAAAGAAGCAGAGCATCAAAAAGAATTGGAAGAAATTCAACATCAAGCAAGCGAAGACGAAGCAGAGGAGTTAAATTTTAATGACTAATCAATTCACTTTAAAGACTACACCATTCCATTACTTGCTTAATATGTTTTATAAATATGTAGATAGATTGGGATATGATGAAGCTATTATATTTATGAGTGCAGTTTATCCTTATGAATGGGAAGATCATTATGAAGATGTAATGCTTGCTTATGATTATGAATTTAATAATTTAAAGAGGGGCGTAGAATGAGTGAACTAGAATTTAATGCGGTCTGTAATTGCGGTAAAGAATTAGAACATTTTGAAGCAGAGCCAGAGCTTGGACATCTTTCTGAGGTTTGGTGCTGTCAAGATTGTGATAGGTCTTTTATTTCTCAAGAATTATATTGTTACTAAGGAAATTATGAAAATTAAAATATCCAATACCAAAAAAATGGGAGCTGTTTTCTCTTGGTCTACTCAGGCTGGACATCCTTCGGAGGGCGGGAGTTGTCCCGCTTCCTTTGATGACTCTGGAAATTATGTAGATGCTTGCAAAGGTTGTTATGCCAGAGAAGGAAATTATCGATTCCCCAATGTAAAAAACACACGCTTTTATAATATGGAAGACTGGAAACGTGAAGATTTTGCAAAAGAGATGATAGAATATATTGATTTGAACTGTAGATATTTCAGGTGGTTTGATTCTGGTGATATGTACAATCTAAAATTGGCCACTAAAATCCTGGAAATCTGCAAAGCCACGCCACACTGTAAGCATTGGATTCCAACAAGACAATACAAATTTCCAAAGTTTAATAATGTGATTGAACGATTGAACTCATTGCCAAATGTTGTGGTTCGTCTGTCTTCTGATTCTGTTATAGGTCACACAGTAGAAGGAAAAAACACCAGCACCATAGCGCCAAACTTTCATATCAAATCTTTATCAAAAACATTTACTAAATGTAATGCACAAGATCAAGAGGGGCAATGCAAATCTTGCCGTCACTGTTGGGATAAAAAAATAAGCGTGGTTGTTTATCCTAGCCACGGCCAAAGAATTAAAACAGTATTAAAAACTAAGGAACTAACGCAATGAAAAAACCAAAGGAAAACAAAGTATTATTGCACAATGATAATACAAATTCTTGGGTGTGGGGAAATGTTGAAAGCTTATTAAGTATTCAATTCACTGCTAACTTTTTAGATCCTGATGGCAACGAGTGCTTTGGATATTATTTTTATAAAGATGTAAATCTAACTTGGAAGGACTCGGAAAAATAAAATAAGATTGAACGCATAATATAAATGTGGTTGAACGCGGTCACATATTCTGCTAAAATTATAGGTACTAAATAAATAACCAAAGAAGGGGAGCTATCCGATGAGTGAAGTTATTGATCCAGAAATACAGAAGATTGCTGTTAGTCTGCAAAAATATATAGATCATAAATTAGACGTTATTACAGACTCAGACTGGTTTGAACAATTAGTCGAAGCTAAAGTAAAGGAGCTATCCGATGAGTAAAGATATGATTGTTTGTTATACACAAGAGCGAGATTATCCCAACGCATCTTTAGATAATATTGAAGCATTTAGGGAAGACGTTAAAGGGGCGGTCGTTCGCTACCAAGAGCTTATCCAAGACGATTCCATATATTCTGTTTCAATATGTCAGGTGATCAATTCCACGGACTATGACGGATTACCAGAACCTCAAGCAGTAGACGATTACTATATGTCACTACAAGATTAACCCCGATGAGTTGGCAGATCTCTTTTATGTGTGGAACTTTATAAGTTGCTCCCTAAAACAAAACTGCCTCAATTAATTTAAACTAAGGACATAGATAATGAATGAGATAGAAAAGATAGATTATATTCACGGAGTAATTAAAGAAACTCTACAGGCTATGGAGAATGACATAGGTAACATACCTCAATGGCAATTAGAAAACTCTTTAACATTACTTGAGGATTTAAGAGAGCCTTACTTGATAGCTATAAAAAATAAAATAAACTCAGGACAATTTTAATATAGGATTGAACGCACTATGAATAACAAACTACAATTACTTTACGATGTTGAAAGCTCGTTAGCTGTGTTAGAACTACGCATACCTTATGGCCTCCGCAAATCTTCACAGATTTCAAGGGCTGTATATTGCATTGGTCAGTTAATTGAACTAGAGATCCAGGATCAAGTGGAACGAGGTAACTCTTATATCATACCTAGCTATGCCGATGGCAGGTTGCAGGAGATGGTAATAGAATACAACGCAATGCAGCAGGCTATTGATGATGATGAGGAGAAAGCCGATGAGTGAACCAACTTACTCTGAACAAATGCAAGAAGAACTAGAACCTATAACTAACAAGGAAGATGGTAGCAAGCCAGTTACTAAGCACACTAGAGCTAAGAGAGATGGCACGATATTAGTTTGCCCTAAATGTAAAGAAGGAAGTATAGTATATCATTTCAGTTGGGTTGCTATTGTTTGTTTAAAATGTAAGGCCGAAGTTTATAAGTATGATTGGAGAGTGGCTGATGAACAAACGTAACCCTGTTAAAAAGAATATGGATAAGCTACACAAACCTAAGACACACACAGATAAGACTAAGTACAAGCGTGTTAATAATGATTGGTCTTATGACTCTAACGGAACACCAATAACTAACGAGGAAAAGTAAAGATGAAAACCAGAACTAAAAAATATGTAATGACAGTGAACAAAGATAACTTTGCAGAACAATTTAGACTCGATGTAATAAGAGAAACAATTAAGTTTGTTAATAAGCATATAGATAGAAAGTTATATGTTAAGTGTCACGGAAGATTTGGTAAGAACAATCCTAACTTAGCTAAGTATACTAATCAACACGGCAATATTAACTGGAGAGATTGTAAATTAGAAGATGCTCAAAGAGTAGACGTATACATTCACGAAAGATAACCTTGAATAAAGAAGTGTTAAGATTTGTTAAGAGCCATTGACAATTTCTTAATGCTTCTTTAAACTCTATAGAGCTAAGAAGGAAAACAATATGAATGAGAAGAAAGTAAAAGCATTACGAAAGAAAATCAAACCGCTTCAAGTAGAATGGTTAAAGACATTGTTGAACGAAGAAGAAGCAGCACAGGTCTCTATAGATAACATAGATGAGTTAGCTCCTACACAAGATTACTATATGGCTAATCGAACTATGTACCTTTCCTTTATGACACCTAAATGGATAATGAAATATCTTAAACAGTATCCTAATATTAATTCCTTTGCAGAATTAAGTATGCACTATGAAGATTGGAGAACTAAAAACAGAGGCTCTTTAAACTGGATACAATAAACAAAGGAGAACAAGTATGTTTAAAACTATATCAATAGCACTCGTTAGTGCTTTGTTAATAAATATTGTAGGATTAAATTTATATAATCTACATATTGAACAACGCTTTGAAGGCCAAGTTGTTACTACTAATTATCTTAACGATAAGATTATTAAAATTAAAAGCAATATCCTGGAACTTAAAGCTAACTCGATAGGCTCTATCTCCCGTGCTGACCTTGTGGATACTCAAAACTTTATAGAGTATAAGGTATCTATGAATAAGAAAAGTGTGAATGGTTTTATAGATAGTCTTAACAAAGATATGGAACGTCTTAATGTTATCTCTCATTTGAGTCAAGACAACGATGAATACTTTCAAGAAAAGATTGAATATCTATTGCAAGAAATACAGTTGCTTCAAGATCAAACAATAGTACCAGAAGAAATAATAGATGTACCTGTGGTTGAACGTGAAGCAGTACCCGTTGTTGCTGCACCTATACCAGAAGAAACAAATACACATATCGAATCTTATCGTGTTGAAGAATGTTCTTATGCATTAGAAAGCGGTAGACAAAATAGTACTAAAGCAATACAGCGTACAGTAGATAGCCTTAGAAAAAAAGGAGCATACAATATCTCTGTATTGTTTAATATAAATACACAAGGGCAAGCAGAAGATCTTACAGTTAAGTCTAACACTGCACCCGCTAAGTTAGAAAGAGCTGTACAAAGATACGTTTCTAAGTTAAACTTTGTACCTAATGAAACGCTTTTATCTAAATGTGAAATGAGTTTTAATTTAAATGTAACATAAACGAGGAAATAAAGATGGCTGAAGAAAATACATTTAACGCACAAAGTGGAGTCGGTGAAGTTACAGGTATTGCTTACTATGCAAATGTAGTTACACCTAACACTAAGTTCGATCCCCACAAGTGGGAGATCAGTGTAGTATTAGACGATGATACGTTAATTGATTTTGAAAATAGAGGACACCCTATAAAAGAAAAAGACTTTGGTAAGTTTATTCATTTTAAAAGAAATGTAGATAGGAAAGGTGGTGGTCAGAATACTCGGCCTATTCTTATTGATGAGGAACGTAAGCGTGTAGATACATTACCTACAATTGGTAACACTTCGAAAGTAAGGGTACAGTATAGCGAGTACTCTTGGAGCTATCAAGGCAAGGCAGGTAAAGGCAGAGACTTACGCGCTGTTCATTTAATAACACACGTTCCGTATAAAGAACCTGATGGTGCGGGTATGTACGATGAGGAGGCTTTTTAATGGTAAAAAAAAATCCTGCATCTATTACTATTGATGGTGTTCAAATAAATGCTGATGAACTTTCAGACAAAGCTAAAGCTATTGTACATAGACTTCACGGTTTGAATGAGGAAAGAAATGAATTGGTTAGGACAGCACAAGAAAAAGAAATAATAATTACTGCTTATCGTAATCAACTTGTTTTAGATTATCAGAAAGATCAAGTAGCTGAAGAGAAAGAGGAAGAAAATAAATCAGTTAAAAAATCTAACAACTAACGTAACCTTTAACCCTTTACCTGTAGAGTTGCTCCTTGAACAGGTAAGGGGTTTTTTTATAATTAACTTGGGGAAGTAAATTGAATACAGAAGCAAATACATTTGTTAAACATATACCTTGTGAGGCTTGCGGTAGTAAAGATAACAATAGTTTATATACTGACGGGCATACTTATTGTTTTGGTTGTGAAACTAGGACAGGTGTAGGTAATGAAAACTACACACCTATAAGCACGTTAGCTACTAACACCAATAGTTTTTTACATTCTTATAAAGGATCTTACAATGCTCTTGATGATAGGAAGATTAGTCTTAGTACTGCTAAAGTATTTGGCGTTCTATCTGTCACCAATAAGCACGTTTATCCTTATTATAATAATAATGAAGTTGTCGCAACGAAGACAAGAGAAATAGATACTAAGAAATTTTATTCTGCTGGTAGCTTTGAAGGCACAGGATTATTTGGTGAGCAGTTGTATCGAAACACAGGCGGTAAGTATCTCACAATAACAGAAGGCGAGTGTGATGCAATGGCTGTCTATGAAATCTTCGGAGGCAAGTGGGCTGTTGTTTCTCTCAAACGTGGCTGTGCTTCAGCAGTAAAAGATATTAGAGAAAGCTTAGAGTTTGTAGAAGCATACGATAATGTAGTCCTTGCGTTTGATAATGATGAAGCAGGACAGAAAGCTGCAAGAAAAGTAGCCCGTATATTAAAGCCTAACAAGACTAAGATTATGTCTTTCCCTACAGGTTTTAAAGATGCTAATGATATGCTTAAGCAAGGGAAGTTTGAAGAGTTTACTAAAGCTTGGTGGAATTCTAAAACTTATACACCATCAGGTATCCTGGAATTATCCAGTAAGAAAAGTGATTGGTTACAAAGAGAAGAAAAAGAAAGTGTACCGTATCCGTGGGAAGGCCTTAACAATAAGCTATACGGTATGCGTAAAGGGGAGTTGATTACTCTTACTGGAGGTACAGGATTAGGTAAGTCAAGTGTCACTAGAGAGTTAGAACACTGGCTCATCAAAAATACAACAGACAACGTAGGCATTTTAGCTCTTGAAGAAAACTGGTTGCGTACAGCAGATGGTATTGTTTCTATAGAAGCTGACGATAGACTTTACTTAGCAGAAAAAAGAGCGCAGTATTCTGATCAAGAATTAGAAAGATTATTTGATAATGTTATTGAAGAGGGTAGAGTATTTATCCACGCACATTTAGGTGCTACTAATATTGATGAGATCTTTTCTAAACTTAGGTACATTATTATAGGTTGTGAATGTGAATGGATAGTAGTCGATCACTTACATATGCTTATTAATGTAATGACAGAGGGAGATGAGAGACGAGGCATAGATAACTTAATGACTCGCCTTCGCTCTTTAGTAGAAGAGACAGGTGTAGGTATGATACTTGTATCACATCTAAGAAGGGCAGCAGGAGAGAAGGGCCACGAACAAGGTATTGAAGTATCTCTTTCTCATCTTAAAGGATCACAAGGTATCTCACAGTTATCTGATTGTGTAATAGCCTTAGAAAGAAATCAACAGGCTGATGATCCAGAAGAAGCTAACACAACTAGAATAAGAGTTTTAAAATCTAGGTACACAGGAGATACAGGATTAGCCTGCAGTTTAAAATATAATTCAAACACAGGAAGACTTTATGAAACAGAACTTGATCTCTCTCCCCAACAAAATAGCTCATCACCGTTTTAAAAAAGTAGTCTTTGATGTAGAAACAGATGGGTTAGAAGGCAATACAATACACTGTATAGTAACCAAAGTTATTGGGGGCGAGACTCGTTTGTTTCCCCCTGATAAGTTACAGGAAGGAGTAAATCTTTTAGCCAGTGCCGATGTATTGATAGGTCATAACATCATAGGCTTTGATATCCCTGTAATTAAAAAACATTTCGATGTTACCTTGACTAACCATATCGAAGATACTTTAGTAGTATCCCGCTTGGTTAACCCTGTACTTACAGGAGGGCATAGTTTAAGTAACTGGGGCTACCTTCTTTATCCTAATAATGCAGAGAAAAGAAAGGCAATACAGCCAGATAGTTGGAGTGAGTATACAAAAGAGATGGGTGCTTACTGTATCCAGGATGTAGAATTAAATACAGATATATATTATAAGTTGTTAAAAGATGCAATCGTGTTTAGTCAAGAGTCTATTGATCTAGAACATTCAATAGCTAAGATAATTAAAGATCAAGAGATTACAGGCTTTATGCTTGATGAAAAGAAAGCAACTATTCTTTCTGCTAAACTAAAATCTAAGATGGCAGTACTCGAAAAGAAAGTACACGAAACATTTAAACCTAAGTGGGTAGATGATAGATTAATTACTCCTAAGTTTAATAAAGATAAGTCGTTATCTAAAGTACCTAAGTTAACTGATGAAGAACTTATTAAAGTTACAGCTAATAACTACCAACCTTTTATGCGGCAGAAGTGGGTAGAGTTTAACTTAGCTAGTCGTAAACAAATTGGTGAATACCTTATTACTTTTGGATGGGAACCTAAAAAGTTTACACCTACTGGTCAACCTATAGTAGATGAAACTACATTAGAAAAAGTTAAAGGTATACCTGAAGCTTCGCTTATTGCAGAGTTTATGATGTTACAGAAACGAGTAGCACAGGTAGGTTCTTGGTTAGAGCTATCACAAGACAGCAGAGTACACGGCTTTGTTATACCTAACGGAGCTATCACAGGTAGGATGACACATCGAAACCCTAACGTAGCACAGACACCTAGCTCTCATAAACCTTACGGTAAAGAATGTAGAGAATGTTGGACAGTACCTAAAGGATATAAGTTAGTAGGTATTGATGCTTCAGGTTTAGAGCTGAGAGTCTTAGCACACTATATGAAAAATAAGGATTACATAAATGAAATTATCAACGGAGATATTCACAGCACAAATCAATCACTTGCTGGCCTTGAACAGAGAAGTCAGGCTAAAACTTTCATCTATGCACTCATATACGGAGCTGGAAATGCTAAAATTGGAAGCGTGGTTGGAGGAAACTCAAAAGTCGGTGCATCACTTAGAGATCGTTTCCTCAACAATCTCCCATCACTTGGAAATCTTACAGCTAGTGTTGAGCGAGCAGCAAGTACACGCAAGTACCTTAAAGCATTAGATGGTAGAGTTATTCACATAAGAAAAGTTTACTCTTCTTTAAATACTTTATTGCAAGGAGGAGGCGCTGTTATTATGAAGACAGCTCTTGTCTTGTTAGATAAAAAGATTAAAGATCTTAACCTGGATGCTAAGTTTGTAGCTAACGTACACGATGAATGGCAGATAGAAGTTAGAGAAGATCAGGCTGAACAAGTAGGACAGCTAGGAGTACAGGCTATAGTTGATACTGCTGATGTATTAGATATGATTTGTCCTTTAGATGGCGAGTATAAGATAGGAGATAACTGGAGTGAAACACACTAATCAATTAGATTTTTTTGATGCAGAAGATTCTTATACAGAAGATAAAGAAGGACATACTTGTATTAAGTGTGAGACTTATAAAGAAACTTTAGAGTTTCCTTTTAGAGAAACAATAGGAACATCGAGAAGATCTATATGTAGAGACTGTACTGCTATTCATACTAAGATAGTAAAAGAATTAAAACAACAGTATCCTAAACCTAATGATCTTAACTATACTTGTCCTTGTTGTGATAAGATAGAAGACGAACTAAAAGAATATGGTAGGTGGCAAGACAAATCTGTTTGGGTATTAGATCACGATCATTCTACTAATACTTTTAGAGGATGGATATGTAATAACTGTAACAATGCACTAGGAAGATTTGAAGATAATACAGAAACTTTAGATAGAGTTATAAATTATTTAAATAAACACAAGGAAAACTTATGAAGAAATTAGATACAGTAGTAGAGGACATCTATAAAGAAGTATCTAAAATTAGTGACGGTAAAACATTAAAGGTTACTGATAAACAATTAGATGAATTTGCAGAAGGTATGAAGGCAGCTATGAAACACTGGCTTACTCCAAGAGAAGTAAAGAAACCTTACTTGCGTATGTCTAACATAGGTAGACCAGAGAGGCAGCTATGGTATGATATGAAGAGAGATCCTAAGAAAAATACATTAGCTGCTTCAACACAAATTAAATTCTTATATGGCCACTTGCTTGAAGAAGTTGTTTTGTTTTTAGTTAAGTTATCAGGACATAAGATAACAGATCAACAGAAAGAAGTTACTGTTCAAGGTATTAAAGGACATATGGATTGTAAGATAGACGGAGAGGTAGTAGATATTAAGTCAGCTTCTAACTTTGCCTTTAGGAAATTTTTATTCGGTACACTTCCTGAAAAAGATTCTTTCGGATACCTTGCACAGTTAGCAGGCTATGAAGAAGCAGAGAAAACTACAGGCGGTGGGTTCTTAGCTATCAATAAAGAATCAGGAGAGTTAAGTTTATTTAAACCTCAGAGTTTAGATAAGCCTAATGTTATTGAAAAGATTAAAACATTACGTCAACAATTAAAAAAGAAGAGTCCTCCTTCTCGATGTCATTCTCCTGTAGCTGATGGATCATTCGGTAATATGAAATTACCTAGCGAGTGTAAGTGGTGCGTACATAAGTTTGAATGTCACAAAGATGCTAATGATGGGAAAGGATTAAGAGTTTTTAAATACTCTAATGGTCTTAATTATTTAACAGTAGTTAAACGTACACCTAGAGTAGAAGAACTTGCCTCGTAGATTTCCACGCAAGGTAAGGCCCAGAGAAAAGAATATTCCTAAAGGGTACGATAGTAAGTGGGAGTATGAGTTACATCAAGGCATACTTAAATCCTGGAGTCATCATACAGATAAAGTACCTTATGTAGTACAGCATACTTACGAGCCTGACTTTGTTAAAGATAAAATACTTATCGAAGCAAAGGGTAGGTTCTGGGATCACGCTGAGTACAGTAAGTACATATGGATTAGAAAAGCTTTACCTGATACAATGGAATTTATATTCTTATTTCAAAAGCCGTATGCTCCTATGCCTGCAGCTAAGAAAAGAAAAGATGGTACTAAAAGAACTCACGCTGAATGGGCGGAAGCTAATGAGTTTACTTGGTACTCCGAAGAAACTTTACCAGAGGAGTTTA